TCTCTCATTCAACTTAGTAAAAATGGTCTTACCGCACCTTTCAAGCTCGCAACTCTATTCACTGATTGTATTAGTAATCGCGGAGCACCAGAAGAAGACACAAGACAATTCCTACGAACTGTGCAGGAATGTTATTCTACCAAAGACCACAAAGTCCTTCTCAAAGTAGCAAAAGAGAAAGAGACTCTAGTTAAGATACTTAACGAAGCTAGTAAGCAGCTTAGCTCAGGGGATGTAGGGCTACGGAAGTTTACGGAGATTACTGAGAAGCAGCAGACGGCTAGCGAGCCGCCGAAGTCTATGAGTGAGAAGTTTAAAGACTATGATGGAGAACCTATTGAAGGAATGCCTCTTATATCATTACCGGTTATTTCTAAGGCAGCTAGGGGTGTGCAGGGTGTATGGGTACTCGGTGGTTTTGAGGGTGTTGGTAAGTCTACACTCGCGTTGCAAGTGGCGCTGGACCTACAGAGCCATAGCAAAGTTTTATATTATGACATTGACGGCACTGGAGAGCAGTGGATGGTGTACCGGGTCTCTCAAGCCGTGGGAAAAGAGAATTTTGAAGATTCTACCAAGAATGTATTTTATCGAGAAAGTATCGAAGCCCTAGACTCGGATTTAATCATGTTTCCTCCCCCTGCTGTGCTAGTAATAGACTCTATCCAGACTCTTCCTTATCAAGTGCAGCAGAGGCGTTCGTCGGTAGACGGCTGGCTTAACACGTTCAAAGCCCTTACTAATAAGGGCTACGTAATCATACTCATAAGCGAGCTTAGCCGTGAGGGAGAATATAAAGAGTCTAGCGGGATTAACTATGCTGGTACGGTGAATATAGAGTTACAGGAAGACCAGGACATGCTAGCTGTAAACTTCAAGAAGAACAGACACGGCCCGCAGAAGGGGCACATTACATCACTAGTACGGAATGCTCAGTACCCGTACCGCTTGGAGGAAGTATGAACGTGCTGATGGGGATGCTACTGTCGGCTGTGCTAGCTGCCCCGGTTGCCTCAGAACCGCTAGCAATTAGTCAGTCGATAGTAGTGACGTGGCAAGATAACTCAGACAATGAGAACGGGTTTCATATCTTTAGACGGCTTGGGACTTCTACCACATATGCTTGGATAGCTGCTACGCAGAAAAATATAGCAAGCTATGTAGACAAGAACGTCACTGAGGGTAAAAGATACTGCTACCTGATCTTCTCATTTAACCAAGTAGGAAGGAGTGATTCATCCAATGAAGCGTGTACTACTGCTTAGTCTACTAGGAATCATATTGCTAGCGGGGAGTGCTCAAGCTGCTAGCATAACTTTAACCTGGACGGATAACGCAACGAACGAAGACGGTATAGAGATAGAGCGCTGCCAGGGAGCTAACTGTACTTCGTTTGCTAAAGTAGGGGCTACTCTGCCAGCGAATACACAGTCACATGTCGACTCTAGCTTGCCGGAGGGCGTGCTGTTCCGCTACCGTGTGCGGGCTATTAACACAGCGGGTGTATCTGGGTATAGCAACATTGCAGAAGCGACTACTCTTAGGACGATCCCCGCTGCTCCTAGTTCGGCGGTTGCTACGCCTACACTCCCATGATTACCGCATATGTGGGCATAGACCCTGGGATAACTGGTGCTGTAGCAGTGATACCGGAGCGGCTAGAATCTCCGATGATTACGGATGTACCTACTTATACTAATCGCAAGGGTAAAACGGAGTACGACTTCTACAAGATGTATAAGATGCTCGGTAAGCTCTCACAGGAGTATGAAGTACACTTATGCTTGGAGAAGCAACAAGCTATGACTATGCAAGGCGTATCTAGTACGTTCTCTATCGGAAGGGGCTACGGTGCTTGGGAAGCTCTATGCTGGGCTACTACACCTAACTTTCAAATAGTTAGCCCCCGGAAGTGGAAGAGGTTCCTAGGGCTTACCAGTGACAAAGATAAGTCACGCGAGTTAGCCATAACATACTTCCCGGGGATGATGCCTTTACTGAAGAGGAAGAAAGATCATAACCGCGCGGAAGCTCTGTTGCTAGCTTATTACTCTAAGATATCACGGGGTGTTAATATATGAGAATGGAATTTTACATAGAGGTTAATGAGATTAATGAGTATCGGGTTTTTTATCGTACTGGTTGGTGGTGGAAGAAGTTTGGTTACACGTTGCCTGACGGCCCTCTCTCCGCGCCGTTCTTTCACCAGCATATATTCCATACGGCTAAGGCAGCTATAGACGCCTTGACCCAGCGCCAGAACGAGCTAATTAGAGAGAAGAGGAAAAACACGTGGAAGCGTTATTATCGTGAGGTACTACGTAGTGTCTAACAAACATCTAGTAATACCGGACGTACAGTCACGTGAGGATGTTCCCTCAGACCACCTAGAGTGGTGCGGTGAGTATATCGTTGACAAGAAGCCTAACACGATTGTTTGCTTAGGCGACTTCTGGGATATGCCTAGCCTTAACAGCTATGACGAGCGTGGTAGTAAACACTTCGAGAACCTACGCTACAAGAAGGATGTACAAGCTGGACGCCTTGCTATGACTCGGTTGATGGACCCAGTATTCCAGTATAATTTAAAGGCTAAAGCAGATAAGAAAGCTCAGTACCATCCTAGGCTGGTGTTCTTGCATGGCAACCACGAAGACCGGATAACCAGAGCGATAGAGCATAATCCTGCACACTTAGAGGGCGTTATATCCCTGGATGATCTTAACTTACAACATTGGGGATGGGAAGTAGTGCCGTTCCTAACGCCTATTATCATAGACGGTGTGCTATATAACCACTACATGCCGACAGGGGCTAAGGGCCTACCAGCGGGCAGCGCTAGGATGATCCTACAGAAGCATCATATGTCTGCTTTCTGCGGGCACTTACAGGGGCGGGATATCGCCTATGGTAAGCGTGGCGATGGTAAGAAGATGACCGCGATTATCTGTGGGAGCTTCTACCTACATGATGAAGACTATATGCCCCCACCTAATAACCAGCACTGGCGTGGTGTGTGGATGCTGCATGAAGTAAAAGAAGGCGAGTTTGACGAGATGCCTGTCAGTATAGATTATCTGAGAAGAAAATATGGCAATAAACAAGTGGAGGGATAATTGATCTATCTTATTGGTAGTATGCGCAACCCAGAAGTGCCTATTTATGCTAACAAGCTACGCTATGATGGCTTCGATATATTCGATGATTGGTACTCCCCTGGCAAGAATGCCGATGACGAATGGCAAGCATATGAGAAGCAGCGCGGAAGAACATACCCGCAGGCACTAGCCGGGGAGCATGCGTGGGATGTATTTAAGTTTGATAAGTCTCACTTAGATGCGTCTGTGGCTGCCGTCCTAATAGCCCCAGCTGGTAAATCAGCTCATATCGAGCTAGGCTATATGGTGGGCTGTGGTAAGCCTACTTTTGTATGCATGCCTCACGAGCCAGAACGGTACGATATTATGTACAGATTCGCTACAGGCGTGTGCGTAAGTTATGAAGAACTAGTGAAAGCTCTTAAGGGGGTGCTGTTATGATCATCACAGAAGGACGGAAGGATGACCAGGAGAAGCTTAGGTACGATCTTATTCCTCCATCTACGTTACAAGCATTGGCGACTATTCTTACATTTGGGGCGAAGAAGTACGGGGCGCGGAATTGGGAGAAGGGCATCGCCTGGTGCAGGGTGTTTGGTGCCCTGATGCGCCACTTATGGGCATGGTGGGGAAGAGAATCTATAGACCAAGAAACGGGTGAATCGCATTTATGGCATGCTCAGTGTTGCTTAAGCTTCCTCATCGAGTATGAGGCTACGCATAAAGAGCTTGATGATAGGCCGGGAGTTATGGAATGATAGCGATAAAGCACTTTAGAGAATGTATAGTACGCCCTGCGCTAGACCAGCTTAAACTTTACTCGCTTAACCGCGAAGAGTTATTAGTAATCACATGCGCTCAGGAGAGCTTAGGTGGTACTTACTTGAAGCAGAATGATGCTTTAGGTTACCCAAAAGGGCCGGCCTTAGGTATCTATCAAATGGAGCCTACTACCTACCAGGATTTGTTTGCTAACTTCTTACACTACCAAACGCTGCTTAGGGACAGGCTAGGCTTCAATAGGGTACATAGCAGTGAGGTCTTGGTCTATGACAATCTCTATGCTACCATGATAGCATGCTTGCAGTACTACCGCTTCCCAGAGGTTATCCCTGATGATCTTGAGGGGCAGTTTCTATACTATAAGAAGTACTGGAATACTGCTAAGGGGAAGGCGACTATACCGGAAGTGAGAAGGAACTATGAGCGTTTTATTCAGTCTGCTTAGAGCATTAGTGTTCGCTACTCTCGTTCCGGGGACTGTAAGTACATACACAGAAGGAGGGTACACTTGGGCGGGTAATGAAGCATGCTATGCTAGCGGCTTTCTGCTCTCGTCAGCCAGCCCGGCAATAGACCAGGGGGCTAAGATCACTGGCTTTCACTGTGCATCACCAGGGCCGGCAATAAACCAAGCTAAGCAAGCTGATGGTAGCTACTGCGTAGAGTGGTATGGCGTGGCACCGGATATCGGTGCTTGTGAGTTCGTGCCAACCGTAGCTCTTTTACCACCGAGTAACCTACAGGCTACTCCATAGTATCTTTGGGGGTCATTGCTTTCCAGGTGTTCACAGCAGCGGTCATGGCCTGGGGAAGCTTGTCTTTAGGCGTGCGTAGTGAGTTCCTAAGCATGGCACGGCCTATGTCTGATGCCATCATGTTAGTTAGCGGCTTAGCAACCGAGGCTAGGAACTGCCGGAATCCGCCAGCAGGAGTTGCGCTAGCAACGTCATTAAGTTCGTTGGCTATATGGCTAATCTCTTTGATAACCCTAGGGCCGAACGCCTTAGCAACATCCGGGCTGTTCTCGATAAGCTTCTCTAGGTTAGTACCCGGCGTACCCTGCCGCACCGCGTTCATAATATCAATCGTAGCTTGCTCCTGCCGATAGAGACTATTCGCTATCCTGTATAGAGTGCTAGTATCATCAAGCACGGTTATCATTGCTTCCCGAGCATCCATTAGAGTTTTAGCAAGTATCTTGGCTTCAGGGGAAGTGCTGTTCAATGCAGAGTCAGCCCGCGCTTTCAGGGCTTGCACTTCCTCCATAATATCCCCATAAGAAAGATTGGGGTTGCTAGCAAACTTCTGCTCTAGCTTCGATAGATAACGCTGAGCTTGTACACTAGGATTAGCAAGATCACTGTGCTTGAAGAAAGCTTGCTGTACGATGTTCGTTAAGTCAGTAGTCTTAACAGGGCCTTGTGTCTCTGCCAGCGAGTATGCTGCTTTAGAAGCCGGTGTATTAAATACACGCTCGACAGTATGGGCAGGGGCACCAAGCTCCATTGCGACTGCTTCTTTGCCCGCTTGCCGGATCACACCTGGTGCTAGGACACGAGCTGGTATCTGTGCTACCGCTTTTCCCGTGCTAATAGCAGCTTTGCCAACAGCAGGGCCAGTTAGTAACTGAGTTATTGCATCAGCACCAGCGGCCCCAGCAGCGGGTAGTACCCCACCAGCACCACCAAGGCCGGGGATATTAGCAAGGACATTCTGTACGGTCGTACCGACTGCATTACCAGCGCCTACTCCTGGCGCATTAGCCATTCTAGCTAATCCTAGGAGGCGTTGTAGCATCCCCTCTCCGCCCATAACCTCTCCGCCACCCGCAGCCAACTCACCCATCGTACCCGACAACCCTTTAGTAAGTGGGTTATTCTCTTCGCGTAACACCTGACCAGGGGTGGTCATGTTCTTGTCACGGTTAGCGATAGTCTGTAGTTGTTGATTCTGCGCTAGAGCTTGGGTAGATTGTTGCTGAGCTTGTGCATATGCAGTATCACTAGCTTGTGCAGCTTGCTTTACCTCAGGGGGAGAGAAGGCGTCAGGAAAGTCCTTTTGTACCGCTGCTCTGATCTGTGCATCAGTCGCGGACGATTGAAACTTTCCATAGGAGCCATCTGGAAGCTTTATATATTGGAATTCTTCAGCCATTTATTATTGTCCTAGTGTCGTGTAGTCTCGGACCTTAGCACCTTTAGGGGGCTTCTCAGTGGTAGGAGCACTACTTCCCGAGAGCGCGTTATAGTCACCTAGGTCTCTCTTGCCTACAAGCGTGCTACGAAGCTTATTAAAATTCACTTCAGCGTCACTGATGATAGTCTGTGCCCTAGTACGGAAGAGGGCCGGGTTGTCAAATGGCGTGCCCATCATTGTAGTGACTAGGCCACGTTCGAAGTTAGACAGATTACCCACATCGTTTAACAAGCCACGAGAGAACTTCTGCATATTAGCGTAGCGCGCCACAAAGTCTAAATCAGCTTGCGTAAGATCAGGGTGCATCTGGGCGAGGGCTTGCTTAGCCATACCAATGTAGCTATCAGGGCTAGAAGTAGCACCAACAAGAGCGAGCTTTAGCCCGGGTGTAAACTTACCGCCGTGCGATGCTAAGGCAGCCTCGTACTTACTCAGCATATCTTTAGTACCACGATGTATCTCAGCCAACCCACTAAGCTCTTTCTGCTCCACTGGCCGTAGCATCTCAAATGATTGCTGGGCACGCTCTGAGTTAGTATTAGAGATAGTGATACGTTCACGCTCTAACTGCTGCCGGGCTTTTACTCCTTGCTCGATTACTGCTCTGCCTTGTGGAGTAGAGATATCATAACCAGCTTCCATAAGCCTGTCTGTGTTCTTACCGCTAGAGAGAGCATCAGTAAGCTCACCTGTAGTCAGTGGCCTACCTGAGCCTCCACCGCCCCCAATAGTAACAGTACCCCCACCTTCGAGCTGCACGTTGCCACGCACACTACCCATCTTATTAGCTTCAGCTACTTGCTTTATCTCCTGAATAGTGGCAAGCTGGCTAGCTGCATCTTTCTTAAGAAGTAATTCGTTAATAACTTTCGGGTCAATACCGGCACGCTTTGCGCGTATGGAGAATAGTTGCTTCTCTAAATCACCTAGTGGTTGTCCGGTCTTTAAGCGCCCCTCAAGAGCACTAATAAAGCTCTCCTGGTCCTGCATCTGTTTAACCCGGATAGCACTCTCTAGCTGTCTTTGCTGCAAGTTACCAGCGGAAGTCTGCCCTGTGATAGCCTCCATCTTCTGTTGTATAAACTTGCGGGCATTCTCTTCCTGACTCTTACGAAACTCACTAGGCATCCCAGCGATCCTAAAAGTCATGTTCATAGCATGCTCTTGAGGCATGTTCCGGGTAAGAGCTGCGCCGGCTGCGAAAGCTAGCAAGTCAATCGGCTGGATACCAAGCCCTAAAATACCACCAGCGTCTTGAGGCATCCCGAGAGAAGCACCTATATTAGGCCCGTAGGATTGCTTAGGCTTAAGCGGATCGAGATAGCTTAGCACGTCACCAATGCTGCTAGAGACTGCTTGCTGATCTTTAGGCTTAGCCTCTGGGCCTGCTACGGACTGCGTAAGCTGACCTGTAAGGGCACTTAGCCCTGTGGCTAGATCAGCTACCGGCTGCTGCTGCTCTGCTTGATACATCTGCTGACCCGGCGTATTAGCACCAAGGGCGGGCATCTGAGCGGCTACATCAGGGCGTTGCTGCTCTAGGAGCTTGCGCTGTTCTAGGAGCTTGTCGTAGAGCGTTTGGCTAGGAGCGTCAAACGAGTTACCTACGTTGAACATATCGGACATTGCCATTACTTCATCTTCCTTGTCATTATCTGCTTTGCGATATCGTTTATATCCCTAAGCTCTTTACGCTCTGCGAAGGGGACCATTTTGTCCGGGGGAATAAACTTCGCTGATAGGTCGCCCTGGAATCCACCAGGCTTGAGTATATATTCTAGCTCTTGGGGGAAGGGGGCTTTACGGGTCGGTAACAGCCCGACAACGTCCTTTGGAGTAGCGATCCCTGAGGCAACAAAAGAGGGCTTACGCATTGACTCAGCCATGCCTCTAGCGAAGTTCTCCGCCATGTCCTGAGCTAACCATTTAGGGACGCCAGATGCCGCTACGGCGGTCGCAGGAGCTTCTTGGCCCGCCATAAGGGCCTTTACTAAAGGGTCGTTGATAGTCGCTCCACGGGCTACGCTGAACTCAGGGCCTAGCTTATTCTTCACTGCAAGCTGAGATAGATGCTCGAAACGAGCTGCTTTAGGAAGCTCTGCTAGCTTCTCCACATACTGAGCGGGGGTTAACTGTCCACCTTTGCGAAGGATACCAAGCTCGCGGAATACACCTGCCGCTTGTGAACCTCCCCCACCTGCTGCATCAAGAGGGCTAGGGCCTAATGCAGCTAGCTTATCCAGCACATTTACCCCTGCCTGGACGGCTGTGCCAGCGGTCGGGCCGAGGTTATTAGGCAGGTTATAGTACCACTCAGGCCGCCTATTAGCCATTATAGACCCACCGGCCTGTAAAGCTTGCTCAGCGGCTACCTGACCGGGTGTGACAGCTTCCGCCCCCTTAGCCATTACTTCCCGCCAACTAAGCTCATAAGAGCCTTACGAACGTCGTCAGGGAGCTTATCAAAGGCCCCCATGCTGCTAGCTGTGCTTGCTAGCTGGCTAACATCACCCTTCTGTAGCCCACCATCTGGCTTAACCATATCATATACTTGCTTAGCTTGGTTGGCATACTGCATATACGGGGCTAAGGTCTCTAAGAAGCTTGCATTAGCTGGGGCTGACATCCCGCCCATAGCCGGTAGTCCTAGTGTAGAACTAGACCCTAGAACACCACCTGAGCCTGCTAGGCCACCGCCAAGCGTAGGACCACTAGCGGCTGCTGGCATGCCTAATACGGAGCTTGATCCGAGTATGCCTGACTGAGCTGCACCTACACCACCGAATACTGGAGCTGCGCTTGCACCGGCTGCACCGGGCATAATAGCGGACATACCAGCGGGTAACGCTGCCGCCCCGCCTGCTGCCCCTGCCCCACCGAGGGCTGCGCCCCCGCCTAAGGCACCTGCACCTAGCCCTGCTGCCCCTCCGGCTGCTGTACCAGCACCAAGGGCACCAGCGCCTAAAGCACCCGCTCCCGCACCTGCTGCACCGGCAGCTCCTGCTGCTCCTAGCGCGCCTGCACCAGCTCCCGCTGCTGCTGCACCACCTGCTGCTGCTCCACCAATTCCTAATGCTGCTAATGCCGGAGGCATAGTTTATTCTCCAATCGTATCGTTGATTATTACTTAAGGCCCATGAAGCCCCTGGGCGTGGGGGAAGTACCACCGGGGAAGCTAGGCGAGCTAGAAGCCGTACCTAGTAAGCCGGTTAGCTGACCTGCCCGCTGAGCTTGTGACTTGAGGGCAATATCAGTAAGGGCGGTATTCTCGCCTTTGATAGCAATCCCGCTATTAGCCAGCCCACGAGCGCCATAGTTCCCTCTAATACCGCTAACTACGTCCTGGTACTCGGCCCGGGAAGCGTCAGTGAAGGGGTTATTAATAATAGTGTCATTAAGCGCCCCTGGTAGCCCCTGTAGTCCGCCTACTATCTGGCTAGAAACCGAGTAACCAGGCTTGCCATACTCGACCTTAGCTCCCTTGGCTAAGGCTACCGGGCCTTCGTAGTTGTAAGAAATACTATCTAGTATTTCCCCAGTCTCTATCTTAATTACTAGCTTTTTGTGGACCTTCATTAGGCTGCCTTCCGTGTGTGAATCTCTGTGTTATCGCTAAGAAATCGTCATTATCCATATACCCATAAATCGTGTGGGCTTTAAACCCGAACTTCTCCCAACGCTCGAAGCTCCTACCCGGTAGTCCGACGCACTCGATACCCTGCGCGCCCTGAGCGATAGAGAGCTTGCAGGCAGTTTCCATAAGAGCTAACCCTACGATACCGGAACGCTTCTCTGGGACTACATATAGCTCTTGGGCCACTCCTACCCTTCTAGGCTGGCTGTAGGGCTTAGTCCCCACGTAGCCAACGAAGAAACCGGCAGGCTTCTTACCGTCGTAGGCTATCAGAGCAACGAAGTTAGGGTCATTGATACCCGTTAGAATCTCCATCATATGGGCATCTAGCTCAGCATCATCCATTTTGGGGTACTCAAACGGCACTTCTGCTAAGAAGTCCTTGCTCATCTCGCGTAGAGCGCCAATATCTAGGCTGCTCACACGTTTAATGTGTAGTTTCATTTGGCTCCTTCTTAACAACTATAAGTTGTTATTCTTGAGTAGAATCGTTTTCTTTCTCACTCTGGCGCCGGGTAGTTCTACCTCTGACGTACAGGGAGTGCACTTCTATGTCACTGTCTGCTGAATGGCTAATAGTCACTTGGGCATCATAGCTATTACGCTTAATAGGCCGGGTAACATCATACACAGCGGGCCTAGCGGGCACTGTAAGCGTGTTAGCTTGCGTTGCTACGCCCCTCTCGAAGTCTACTGATTCTGTCATTACTACTGCGGTCTCTGAGTCGATCACACCACGGAAGCCATAAGCGTCAAGCTTACCCCTAGCCATGTTCTCACTCTTGACCCGGGGCCATGTCATGGTTGACGTGCGGGCTGTGTCCGGGTCGGTCATGCTACCGTACTTACCCTCTACGTCTAAGCGCCACATGGTCGTAGTGCCCATCTCAGCGCCTACTAGGTCGCCTTTGAATATCTCATACTGAAGAATGAAGTCACCAGTATGCGGGCCATACCATAGTTGCTCGCTAGGAAAGAGCTGGGGGCGTAGGTCTAACCACCATTCCTGGTCGTTAAACTCGGAAGTAACATCAGCAGGCACCGAGAGCTTATACGTGTTATCGTGTAATATCGCAGCCTGCCAGCGTTGTAAGCTAAAGTCGTTGCGGGTCTTCCGTATATCAGGGTTGATGAAGAAACCAACTTGATTAGGTTCTTTAGCGTTCGTATCGATCAAGCACACGGTCTCACGAGCACCGAACATGAGTCCGAAGGGGGTATTGACGATGCTATGATAGCCCGGGCAGCCTATAACTTCACTGACGATGTTTAGTCTCTGCTCAGCAGCGCCGAGCACACCATCGTTGATAAGTACCGAGCTAGGCTTGAAGACTACGAGCTGGCTCTGAGCACCCCGGTCTGAGGACGTGATGGAGTTAACTCCTAGTCCGCTAATAGTCTCACCGTTGCCGGTCTGGGCGTCGATAAAGTTATTAGGCGCCCAGCGCTCGAAGTCTAGGGCTTCGGACCATAGCACGCGGTCTCTGTTGGAGTCAGCAGGCCATACTAGGCTAGCAGCTTCTATCTCTTCCTTGGTCCTAGCATCCCCTGCACCGACAAGGCGCTCTTGGAAGACTATTAGGTACTGGACAGGCGGTGATTCTTCAACTTCACAGATAAGATCAAAGTCCGCATCGTACCACCAGATATGGTGCTTGCCGTCACACCAGAATACCTTGCTCTTCCAGGTAACAGAATCGTAAATTAGGTCGGTGCCTTCTAGCTCCCATATGAGAGTCCAGCCTGTGCCATTCCATAGGAATAACCCATCTGTATCATCTGTACGGGTCTGCCACGAGAGTAGTAGGTCTACTTCCCCAGGCCGCCTATAGGTGTGTATGTGCTTAATTGCCGGCATTTAGCTCTTCTCTGATCTGAATTAGAGTAGCGTAGTCTTTTCTTGATTTTGCTTCTAGTATCTGCGTAAGGACCGCTATGGCTTTCTCTTTACCTAATAGCTTAATCTGGCGAAGGACACGATTACCTAGCTCACAGTATGGGCATTTCTTCTTGCTTAGCCATATACCAGCCATTAGGAGCGTAGGGAGGGGTACGCCTAACTCTGTAGCATAGACCAGCAGTTTAGCTCTAGTATTAGCCCGTGCTATTGCCTGCTGCTTAGCTCTCGCCGTTCTTTGTATAGCAGGGGCTTCTGGTGTACCGTTGGTTCTTGGAAACAATCGGGGCTGAGGCATCAGGTCACTGTGAAAGTAGGGCTTATCGCCACATAAATAGAATCTAGCGCGGCGTATGTAAAAACGTAAGTTCCTGCTGGCGTGCCCCCAGGAATTGTATAAACTATGGAGCTGGTTCCGAGTCCATCCGTTGGTTGAGAGTCAATCAGCGAAGCCCCAGTGAACCCCAAATCATCGCCAGCTGGTGCACTGTGCAATTGGATTGTATCACCTGCATCAGGTGTTAAAACATCGGCCCAACTCACGTTGATCGGGCTACCCGCTGCAACTGAACTAGCATCTCGACTGACCGAGGCGATCACTGCACCGCCGTCTGGGCACTCGACGGTGATTCTGAAAATATCGACGCTGAATCCACCGAACCCGCTGCTACCGAAATACATAGCGCCGTTAACAAAAGCGCCCGTAGCAAAGCCAAACGGGTTGAGTCCTTGCCCTGGTGTGTAGCCTACAAAAACCAAATCTGTAAAATTTTCGATATAGTAAAGCGCTACCGGAGTTCCGTTACATACAACATAAATCAGGTCGTCGCTTACGAGCCCAAGCGCGTTGGGGCTGATATTATCAAGCATGAATGTGCCCGTGACTAAACCTGTTGCACGATCAATCCTTTTGAGTGCTTGACCGTTCGCATCACCCTGGGTCGTGCCTAGGCAGTATAAAAAGTCAGCAGTCGCCGCCATTTGCCCGATATCAAAATCCGCTATCGAATCCCACTCATTAAGCTGGACACCACTTACGGCGTCAAATTCCAGAACGCGCTTATTAGGCTCAGCAACACCGGAGTTGTGACTATAGAGATAAAACTTAGTATCGCGTTTAGCGAAGATTCCTTCACCGCTTGAAAAAGTTGGAAACAAATTTGTACCATACGCATAGAGAACATGCGTGTCGCTGTCAGGATAGTAGAAATTTATTCCATTAGTTGAAGGCATGGCTAGAAAACGTACCCGTAAATTGGCTCATCAGAAGTACCCGTCAGTGTGTTGATAGCCGGATTGAGTGGGTTAGGCTCGATCAAATCCGGGTGTACAACGCTCAGGGGAGTTTGCCAACGATTGAGCTGGCAGCATGTAGATTGATAGGTCATGTTTCCGCCAGCACAACTCGCCTCCCCGATTAAAGCCCAAACTTCTTCTGCTGCGGTTATATAACCCCAGCTGGTTCTGAGATTCCCATTAGGCGGGAATGAGCTTTGTTGATCGAATCGGGTCTCAAGAAACAACGACTGTTGTCCACGTGCAGTAGAGTCTGCGCAGGAGATTTCTATGGTACAGGGGCTGGGTATAGTAATATCCTCATCACCACTAAGCAACTCAGGCCCACGCTTCTTCTTAATCTTATATCGCTTAGCTTGTATCCAGTTAGCTAGCTCACTAAACGTACCAAGCTTCAGCTTAGTCGGGTCTGCTACACGGTTGACGCCTACTAGCTTCTTCTCTTCTACGTCTTGGCGGTTACGGAGCATAGTATTAGATCGCGAATCTGTCAGCTAAGTAAGTCTCTATGTCGGTAATCTCTCCGGCATCTAGGAAGTGGTCGTAGATAAGTATCTCCGCGATAACACCGTCATACCAGAAGTTAAAAGTCCCTGAAAAGGAATGGCCAATCAGATAACTAGGGACGCCTGCGTCTGTTGTAGCAAAGGTGTTCGTACCTGTAGAGAATATCTCAGAACCGTTCAGGCGTACTTTGTAATCAGCGCTTTGGCTCAGCACACCATAGTAAAAGGGGCTTGCTAACGATGTTGCTGGGTCGCCGATATTGACGCGGGCGGATCGGAATGTGGAGCTTAGAATCTCGTCGCTACTAAGAACACCCGGAAATTCCGTAAGGAAGTCACCAACATTATTAAGGGTGATTAGGCCAGCTTTAGCTTGTGAAGCAGGGGGATCGTTGTTAATCCGCCCAACTATGTAGATACTTGCTTCAGTCAGGCCGTCAGCTACAGACCGAATGTTATCGGTGTGCATTCCATGGGGTATCGCTGCATTAAAGCTAACAACCGGAAGGCCATTGATTGTAACGCTAGTCGTTCGATAGACCGGGCTAGTAACATTGGCATCATGGGCCGCATCCCAACCATTACCGCTTGAGTCAGGCCATTGGATATCGGCACCAACGCCAAAGTCCGTAAACACGTCATTATCAACCAGGCCGGCGATGGGAGTTTTCAGCCAGACAAACAGGCCAGTCAGTGGGGGGCTTGGTGGTGCCCCTTGTGGACCAGTCATCGGCATAATCCCGGGTGCGACCATCCCACGCTGGTTTCGTAGCGGTTTTGGCAACCACAAGCCGTTTTGTTTAGAGAATTTCATACTAGACAATTACTAGGGTGGCTTTAGCTGAAATCCATCTTGTGCCATCGCAGATCACACTAAGACCCTCATCGTTGTCGATGGTGTCTACGGTTCCGGCTGCATCATTACGAACTGTGATGACTTCCGCTCCGTTGCCTCTATTAACTATGAAGAATGCTAGCCCTTCAGCTTCAGCGGGCAGATCGACGTTACGGGCGGAGCCGTCTGGGTCAAGCGACTGATAGCGCTTGGAAGATGTAGTCAACGTCAGCGTGCCAGATAGAGTTTGTGCGTTAACAGCTACGTCTGCACCTTGGGTTAGTATGATCTTAGCGATGGTAAGTGGACTCTTGACTGTAGCAGTGATAGCTGGGGTAGCATCCGCATAGTCAAAGTCTATATCCCCCGCATCACTTAGGATAGTTCCTACTGCATCTTGGGCCTGCTCATCGGTATATGCAGACACAGTGCCACTTAGCGTAGTACCGGACATACTAAGCCCACTACCTAACGCTATCTCTTCAACATCACCAGCCCCGCCTGCACTACCACGCCCTAGGAGCTTAGAAGCCCCACTAACGTCCTGCATCTTAGCGTAGGATACAGAAGCCGTCTTGATAGCCGCCGAGATAGAAGGTGTGGCATCGACATAATCAAAATCAATATCACCAGCATCACTAAGTATCGTTCCTACTGCATCCTGCGCCTTCTCGTCTGTATATGCGCTAGAACCTAGGAAGTTAGAGCGTGTCATCTTCTTACTTACAGGAGTAGTTGCCACGTCCTGCACGACCATTACTAGGTCAGTATCATCAGGTACGGTACCCGCTGGTAATTCTGTTACTTTAATTTCTGCTGGCATTTAGACCCCTTCGGTAGTCAATGATATTCCGGTTTCGATAAGGATTGGTGCACTATCTTCTGTGGAGATAAGTAGAACGGTATCCGGGATGGTTACTGTGCCCTCTTCTATGATAATAGGACGCCCGTCTTCTGTGATAAGCTGTATCTCATCTTCTGTTATTAAGAACCTAGCCGCTAGAGTTGTTACTCCCCGCTTCTTCTTAACGGAGTATATCTCAGCTTGAATCCAGTTCTGTAGAAGAGTAAAAGCACCTAGCTCTAGGTCAGACTCTTCATCTACTTGGTTTACACCAAGGAGCTTGCTAGTCTCTTCTTGCTTACGGTTGCGTAGGGCCATGTTAGACCCATGTAGGGAAGTTGGCGACGATTGTTAGGACTTGCCCATTTGTGCCCTTGGGGAGCCTAACTATCTGCCCACCATCTCGCACGAACATATCGCCGTCATTCGTAAGAATATTTCTAAGCACATACTGAGTATGATCGTCATCCCCTAGCCCGCTTAGTGCCCCATGATCTACTGAGTTAATAACGGGACTAGTAACAATCCCGTTACCATAGACAATTAGGGTCTGGGAGGGGATGTTATCGAGAATGACTGTTCGATAGATGACTCTAACGTAGCCACTGCTGATCGAAGTAACATTGACAGCAAGAACGCTAGCAGGAATAGCAAACTGTATACCGCTAGTTTCATTAACAGTAGAAACAGGAATGAATAAGACTTCATCTTCACTATACTCTATGACGACTTCTGCGGTGCCACTAATCTCGATAGTCAGCAAGGTAGTCGAGGGTATGCCCGGGAGCTTGAGCTGGTCCCTGCCAACTTCTGTGCGGCCAGTCTTAGCTGTAACGTATCCACTGCGGGGGATATTAGGCATTATCTGTACTCGATAGGGCTAGAGAACTTACGAGAGTAACGTAGCTTCTGGGCTTTGTTAGGCTGAAGGTTAAACTTGGCCTTGTAGCGCGAGAGCATCATCATCAGCACTTTCATCTCGTTAGGGTAACGGTCATCGTCTTCGTGCTGTAAGCCCTCTACGAAGAGAGCTTGGATGATTATCTGGTCATTCGGGAATACCGGAGTGAAAGTAGTATACTCATCAAGGCGCTCAGGCTTCATCCGGTAGCGTATCTGCCACGTATAAGACTGGTCTGGAAGCGGAAAGGGCCGCCACGTCATTGCTGCTAGGTCAATAAGGGCTTGTGAGGGCGGACCACTGAGGCTGGGATTAACCTGTAGGTCCAGGTCGTACTGTGTAAAGAACTTAAGAGGGATATACCCACCCGTGCCGTTAATAAGTACGAAGGAGTCCACATCATACGGAGAGTCAAAGTCCGTAGGAAGCGTGACTACACTTTGGCCTACAGTAAGCGCCCCTGTAGCAACTTTCTCTAGGAAGGGCCATTTAAAATCTTCATACAACCGATCTAGGATGTTAAATATCCAGACTTGTGCGTCTTCGGTAATAGTTTCATTACCAAGCTTCTTAAGGGCTGTACTTATAAGGGCGTCACTATCTAATGCGCTCATTAAAGCTCTGTACCTTTCATCTCTTTACAAGGCACGGTCTTCAGATCAGGGAATATCTGGCCGAGCTGGTCTACAGTCTCGCGGTATCCTATCTTACACTCTCGCTCGGTCTTATAAGGGCCTTGCGCAGCAGAGATAAAGATGCCTTCAGTCTCAGTCTCGAAGCGGACACCGAAGTACCAAACCAAGGCAACTAAGAAGAGTTTCTTTTTCATTTTGTTAACCGCCAATAAATTTAATAATTAGTCCAACTCCAATCGCGCTAACTGCACTCCATAGAGCAACAAACACGCGCCATCGTGTTACTTCCTTGACTTCCATAACTTCCAGCCGGGTTTTAAGGCCGGGCTTTCCATTACCATCAAGAGCCTCGAATATTTTAACAAAGGCCGACCGATCATCCTGCGAGTGTTGGCGCATGAATTCTATGAAGTTTTCTAACTTCTGGTCAAGCGTCGCAAGAGTAACTTTGTTACTCACTTCAGTTGGCGGCTTCGACTTTCGCAACATCACTGTCTGCGTCAAGGAAGAATCCTTTCCATGCCGTGGCTGACACACAAATCATAATCAAAGTGCTGTTAGCAGCAATGGCACTAGAGAAGCTAGAACCAGCTCCCCCGTTGATAGCTACGGTCGCGGGAGCCGAGGATGCAAGCTCGAAGCCGTTAGCTCCTACATCAATCACAAGCGGAGGGCGCCCTGGTGTAGGAGTCGGTAAGACAACGATCTTGCTACTGGCAGCAGAAGTCACGATAGCATGTGAAGTGTCATCATCTATGGTGCCCGTACCCGAGCCGGTGTCTGTAGCAGTGACAGCCTGGGTATTCTTAATCTTAGAGGGCTTAGCAGCACCCGCTGCAATCTTGACAGCGGTAACCGCGCCAGGGCCTATCTTATTCTCTGTGACCACCTCAGTGACAAGGTTTGAAGAAATAACTTCAGGCTTAAGCTGGCCATCACTATCAATAATCAGCCCTTCCCCAAGGGGGACCATTACTTCTGACTTTTCGAATGGGCCCTCTTGCTTAACCAACCAAGCAAAATACTTTGTGAACGCCATTTATGTTTCTTATTCTCCCTTTGTTTGATATCCTACGATGTTCGTTTCCACATATAGACTACGATATACGGCTGTACTACACTCGTCGCGCTACCTGTAAATGTTCCACCAGTATGGTTGTGGGAAGAGCCGGCTGCGCTTGTCACCGCGTTGTTGGTGGGGGCATGGGTTATCGTTGCTCCCGGACCTTGAGTCGTACCGCTCGCGACTCCGCCTGTTGGATTAGCTGTTGACAGGGCGTCTGCACCAGACCCGGTCGTAGATGTATCCCGGGTGCCACTACTTTGGCCGCCTGTCTGTGAAGTTGGTAGGTTTTGAACATGGACATGGTTCGGAACTTCAGAGTAAACATGCGTGTGGCTGCTGTGGTCCGCTACGGTTACATTTGATGTAACACCGTGAGTATGAGCAGACTCAGAGCCAGTATTACCGATAGTACCTGCTGAAGAGGCTGTCTTAGCTCCGCCTGTTTCTTCTGCTGTATCAAAGTCAGCGTCGGCGCCGTTAAGGCCAACTAAGACCTTGCCTGCTGCAAAAGCTGCCCATGTACCAAAACCAAATAGAGTGTTAGGATTTGTTGAGAGAACAGAAAGATAGATTGAACCTACGGGGTAGACTGCTGATAGGTCCGCTGGCGTGCCAGGGTCACCCTGCTCCCCTTGTATGCCCTGTATCCCCTGGATACCTTGGATACCCTGCTCGCCTGGCGCACCATCGGCACCATCCGCACCATCAGCTCCCGGCGCGCCGTCAGCTCCGGGGGCGCCATCATTACCAGGGGCGCCTTGGATGCCTTGAATCCCCTGGTCCCCGTCTGCCCCATCGTTCCCGGGAGCGCCGGGGATACCCTGCGGACCCTCTGCACCATCGTTACCGGGAATACCTTGAATACCTTGGGGTCCGGTCTCGCCCTGTGGCCCTGCCGGGCCTGTCTCACCCTGGGGTCCACCGCCAACAGTTCCGACGACATTAAGCTGCCCGTCATCACCAACATCCAAGCTATCACCAAGCGGTATTAATACCTCTACCCCACTGCTTGGCCCATCTTGGTTAATAAGCTTAACAAAATGCTTGCTGAATGCGCCCACTTTAGTTATTCCTCTCCAGGTTTTACAAATATCGTTCCAGGCTCTAGGTTCATGTCCTTTAGACTCTTGCCGGTATTCTCTAGCACCTGTTTGTTGAAAGCACGCATCCGTCCATCAAGCGCGTTACCGATCTTGATGAACTCAAATTCAAGCTGGTCTTGGGTAGCTTCTTTGGGGAGGCTAGTGCTAACACTAATCGACTCACCAAGCATGCTAGTCTGCTTCATGTACTGGATAACGTATCCTGGTTCTTTCTTCTCATCGGACATTGTAGGTACTCCTTAAATTGGGATTACTTTCAGATGTTTTAGTGGCAGGGGAGCAACCCTAGGCTTCAGCTGTGGGTTGTCATGCCAGAAGTTCAAGTCTTCTCCGGCGAATGGTTTACCGTCAGCATGGAATTCATACTTAAGGGGTATGTCGCCATAATAGAATCCTAAGCCTGCTAGTGGGATTTGGGCATAGGGTTCTAGCTTACTAAACTGTTCTACTGTGAGCATCGTGCCTGTCTCATCACAGAGGCATATATGATTATGCTTCGTACGATAAGGCGCTACAATGTTCCAGTTATATTTGTCAGCAGTTATTACTGCGTCGTACAGTGCATCACCATCGCTGATGAGAATGTCGTCATCAATTAGAAAGCCACGTACTATATCACTATCAACATTCTTCCGGGCTTCTTCGAACGATGAAGTGCGCACTCTTGCGTAGCCATAGCAGCTAGCGTGAACGTAAACAGGCAGCCTGCCTGTAGCAAAGATCGTATTCCATAAGAGGGCTACTGTGCGTGCTACTGCCCCCTGCTCATCCCGAGTGGGGCAGATTACAGGAACCTTCTTGACTCCAGGTAATGTCTTAGGGGCGGCCATTAGACGTTGCCGATAACCTTGTTGATCTTCTTGCTACGATAGATACCCTGCTCATACTGAGCACGCATGCTTTCTTGCCAAGCAAGATAGTCAGCAGTGCATTGGGGTACGACTACTTCACCATCATAGCGTACTTCGTTAATCATAAAGCCACCTTTAGTGCTGACCCTATGCTTAACCCAGTGACAAGGAGCTTGCCATTCCTCGACTGCATTCTCTGCTTTGTGGTAATGAGCAACATCCCCGGGCGTACCGGCTTTAGATACTTGAATTACTTTCTTCTTCACTACGTCTTTGCGGCCATCTTGTACCGCAGTGGCGAAGTCTTTTGAGACGGCGCTATTAGCTGCTTCGTCTTTTTCTTCTAATGAAATCATTCGGGAATCTCCCTTATTAAAGCTAGGGGCAGTTAACTAGGCTGCCCCTAACATCGTTCTACCTAGTTAGAAGTTGGGGTATAACGCTCTCCAACGCACGTTTAGGAAGTTAATCTCTAGAACGCTGAACCGGACTCAATGCGCTGTACCCAGTCCGCATTAAGGACCAACGCCTTGAAAGACCCCTTGAGGGAAATCTTTTTACGTTGGGCAGCCGGATCGCTATCAGACGGCTTGCCATCGGTCATAAGGACACGAAGGTTATCGCCGCTGAGCTTCACCATCCCATACGCTTCTTTTCCGATAGCATATGAAGTATGCACGGTAACACCAGAAGCAGGAGCTTGCTGGGGCCGTCGAGCCTCATCATCGGAAGTCGGGAAACCAGACACAGCCACAACCGTACTAGGAGCCTGCGCTTCTGCGTATAGCTGTTGCTTAGCGATGGTCGCGTCGTTGTTAGTATTGGACACGTACACGTTATACAAGAAACCAGCAGTCGAAGGCACGGTCACGTTAACGCCTTCAGCCGTGGTAACAGTCGTCACCGCAACAGCAAACACCTTCTCAACCAAGCCCGTGCTCGAATTGATCGCTTCCAACATGACGTTAACAGTCTCGCCATTGTTAAAAGTGTTAGTGATGGTCGCAGCCGCGACTGTCCAGTCACCTGCACCGCCAAGGGCGACAGTCGGGATGAAGTTACTCACCTCAACGTCAAACCCTAGCCACGAGCCAATCATGTTGTTGTAGATTTGCTTGGCGTTCGCCAGCTCGTGAGCGTTCAGGAACTTATCTTCTCCCGCAATGTCCTGCGACACTTCGGGATCGCAAATAAACACATAGTTAACACCAATTCGGCGCGCGCCATTACGGCTAAGGATAGCCCATAGCTTACGCATCTCGGTAGCATTCACTACGTCCGTGGTGGTCAAGTTAGACCGTACGGTGTTAGAGCCAGCAACCGCATTAGCGAACACGACATCTGAGCCGGCCATGAGAGCCTTTTGAATCTCACGGTCAACTAGTTCCGCCTCCGCCAAGCCAAGCAGCTCGGTAACAATTGGAACCTGCGGATGCTTAATGGTGATCTGCGCTAGGTCAGTCATCGCAACGATCAAAATCCATTGATCGACAACCGCGTGCACTTCCTCAACCGAGTAAGCAACTGACGTAGGAGTTTCACCTTCCGTCGCAGGGATCATCGGCAACGCCAAGCGCGGGTAGCGCGAGAATTGGCAAGTCTTGCCGTTATGCTGGGGAATAGGAGCCATCAACGCATGTTGTGCGAAGGTGACATTCCTCTCAGCAATGTCTAACAACTCATCGCGGATGTATAGAGATACATCATCAGCGAGAGTTGCACTTGTGGTAATAGCCATTTAAGAATCTCTCCTAGGAATTAGCTAGAAGATTAAAACTGAGCATTCTCCAAATGCTTCTTAAAGGCCGCCTTCTCGACAGGAGTTAGCCTCTCACCGGCCATTGCGCGCCGACGAATTGCGTCTATGTTTCCGCCCTCTACCTTCTTAGCGTCTCCCTTGTTATCCCCGCCTTTTGCGGCTTGGTTCTGAAGCTGCCTCTTGGCTTCTTCTGTCACTTGGGTAGACTTCTTAGTCTGTCGCGCCTGCTTCTTCGTGTGACTAGCTTCCAACCCTTGCAGGTATGTATAAGCGTCCACGCGAGTAAGATACTTTCCGTATAGTTGCGCGGCCTGTTGTCTGATCTGCTCTACTTGCTGATAAACCCTATTAAGTGAGTCTTCGTTGTCGAATACATCAGGGTTATTTCTCGTAAGATAGGTCTCAAACCGGACAGCATCTAAGCCATCTTTAGCCTCAGCGATAGCGCTTTGTAGCGGTTCAAATTGACCTTTAATACGCTTCGAGAATAGTGGGTCTAGTGTACGGTCTAGCTCCGTTAATTCAGGACTCAGACTATCCGGCACTGGCTGCGGGATATTCCGCCTGCTATTCTCTTCAAGCAACCTAGCAGTCTGTTCTAGGTAGCGGTTACGTTCTTCCTGCCGAGCAAGCTGCACTTCATAAGCACGAGCCTTGCCCTGCCAATCTTCTTTATCAGGTGACGACTCCTGAGACTGAGTTTCCTCAGTGTTTTCCGTCGATGTTTGGTCTTCAGCCGGGTCTAAATTTTGGCCTTCAACCTGTTCTGTGTCTTCTGCCATAATTCCCTCCTGTTTACGTGTTTGCCGGCTAAATGGCTAAATGCCGGGTGTCACGAATTTACTAACTTGCAAAATCCTTACATTAACTGTAAGGTTTTTGTTTAAAACTGCCGGGTGAATCCTTTACGGGCCTGCCGGGCTAGATCAAGCATGATCTGGCCTGCAACCTTCGAGCAATTAGCGTCAAAGTCAGCTCGAAGCTTGGCCTGCATCGCAGGGTCGTTAAAAGAGCGTACTAAGTCCGCTAAGATGGCCGCTTTAAGGGCGGAACTCAGAATACCGTCCGTAGGCTCTTTCAAGAGTGCGTCAATCTGGGAACTTCTCGAATCTTCCGCATTAAGCGCCGCATTTAGGAAGTCTGCGCACTGCTTAACGTCCGGTTTACCATACTTCTCTGCTATCTCACTGGTCCTAACAAGGTCATTCGTCAAAATTGGCTTAATAGTATCGCCCACTACTGAGCAGCCCGTCAAAGCTACAATCAAACCGATAATTGGTAGAAATCTCTTCACTATTTATTCCTCCTTCTTCTCCTTAGTCATGGTTCGTAAGTTTCTTACCCTAGTTGCTGGGTAAGCTAGAGCATCTTTCATCCCTGTTGCCTTACCTGCTGTCCATTCCCTAGATTCTGTCCGTTCGGACAAGGCCGCGCCCATAGTAGTAAAGATCATATGCTGATATCGTGCTGTAACTACTTCCCAGAAGCGTGATTTGAGACCTTCTTCTAGGATTACTAGCTCGTCTTCTTTGCTAAGCTCTTTAATATCTATCATTGGCCCGTATTTCCGCCTAAAAGGCTCATCAGGCCAGCTCCGGCTTCGCCTTCGCTAGCTCCGTTGGGTTGTTCTTGG